ATATAAATATCGTTGCAGTAATGCAAAAGTATTTTGATCAGGCAATAAGTGGTAACTGGTCATACAATCCTGAAAATTATACTGATGGTCAAGTACCAGTATCAGTAATGGCACAAGATTTATTGACAACATATAAACTAGGTTGGAAGACTTCTTATTATCAAAACACATATGATAGTAAGAAAGACGAAGACGAACCTACTCATCCGATTGGGTTCCATGATAATGTACCTGAAGAAACAAAGAAAGAAGAGGACGAGAATTGTGACTCGTGTACAATTTAATGAAGACGGTATTTAATAAAAACAAAAATTTAGACGCTACGAAACAACCATTGTTTTTTGGTGAAGACCTTGCTGTACAAAGATATGATACATTTAAGTATCCTGTATTTGATAGATTGGCTCAACAACAACTAGGTTTCTTCTGGCGACCTGAAGAAGTATCTTTACAAAAAGATAGAAACGATTACGCTCAATTATCAGAGTCACAAAAGTTTATCTTTACATCTAATCTAAAATATCAAACTATGTTAGATAGTGTACAAGGTAGAGGTCCATGTTTAGCATTTCTACCATTTGTAACTAATCCTGAATTAGAAGGTGCCATAGTTGCATGGGACTTTATGGAAACAATTCATAGTAGAAGTTATACATACATTATTAAAAACTTATATTCAGACCCTAGTGAAGTATTTGATACTATTATTGAAGATAAGAAGATAGAAGAAAGATCAAAAGCAGTTACAGAAGCATACGATAAACTTATTGGATTAGGTTACAAATGGCATAACGATCCTAAATCAGTTGATATGTACGAACTAAAGAAAGCATTATGGCTTGCATTAGTAACCGTAAACGTATTAGAAGGTTTAAGATTTTACGTATCATTTGCTTGTTCGTTTGCATTTGGTGAATTAAAACTTATGGAAGGTTCTGCTAAAATACTATCATTGATTGCTAGAGATGAAAGTCAACACCTTGCAATGTCACAGCAGATTATCAAAGCATATCTTACAAAAGAGAATGATAAGGTAATGAATAAAGTTATTAAAGATACTAATAAAGAAGTATATAAAATCTATGATGAAGCTGTACAACAAGAGAAAGATTGGGCAAGTTACCTATTTTCTAAAGGCAGTATGATAGGTTTATCAGAAAAACTATTACATCAATATATTGAATACATAGCAAATAGAAGAATGAGAGTGATTGGGCTTGAACAAAAGTACGAACAATCATCTGCTAACAATCCATTACCATGGACACAACATTGGTTTAACAGCAGATCACTACAAAACGCACCACAAGAAACAGAAATAGAATCATATGTAATAGGTGGTGTAAAACAAGACGTTAAGAAAGATCAATTTAAAACTTTCAAACTATAATGAATCAATTACAATTGTTGAATAGAAGACAGCACGTTATGGCCTACGATACAGAGGACATACCTGAAAAACAACTAATTGAAGACTTGTTATGGAAAGCATGGAAAGTTACACCATCAAAAAACAATTTCATGCCTTATCATTGTAACGTGTTAGGTCCCGACAAGGTAAATGAAAAACACTCCATATGGATGAAAAGTGTAAAAAATAAAAAACATATAAATGAAAAAAATATTGAAGATCATAAAGAAGAAGGATACAATCCTTACTTTGAGCATATAAGTACAACACCTTATCTATTAGTTTTTACACAAAGGGTATGTGAACCTAATGAGTACTACAGAAAAAGAATAGAAAAAGGTGACTATTACGAGCAAATGCACGAGGATCAGGTAGACTCAATGTTAAGAACTACAACCGTAGAGGTTGGAATGTGGATGGCTAATTTATCAGCCTTTGCGTTAGAAAAAGGTCTAAATACATCTACAATAGCATGTTTTCCATATAAACCCTTGTCAGCATGGGCAGACTTACCTTGGGTAAAACATCCTGTAGTATTGTTAGGTAGTATAGGCAAGGCAAAAGAATTTCGTAGAGAGAGTATGAATGATATTGAAAAGAAAGACGATAAGAAACCAGAACCAGAAACGATAATAAAATGGATTTAAACCTTTTACAATTACTAGATAGAAGACGACATGTTAAGGTGTATGATACAGAGGATATACCTGAAGAAGAATTGATTAAAGACTTGTTGAAAAAAACATGGAAGGTTACACCATCTAAAAATAATTTTATGCCATATCATTGTAATGTATTAGGTCCTGATAAAAAATCAGAAAAACACTCTATATGGATGAAAAGTGTAAACCATTGTAAAGAAACAAACGAAAAAGAAACTACTATTAAATCAGAAAAAGATATAGAATATAATCCTTATTTTGAACATATAAACACAGCACCTTATCTATTAGTTTTTACACAAAGACCATGTCCACCTAATGACTATTATAAAGAAGCTATACAAAGAGGAAATTACTATGAACAAATGCACACAAAAGATGTAGATTTAATTTTACCAGATGTGTCAATTGAAGTAGGTATGTTTATGGCTAACTTATCTGCTTTTGCTTTAGAAAAAGATTTACATACATCTGTACTAATTTGTTTCCCACGTAAATTTTCACGTTGGTCAGATATGCCTTGGGTAAGACATCCTGTTATATTATTAGGTAGTATAGGTAAAGTAAAAGAATTTCGTAGAGATAGTATGAACAATAAAGAAAAAAGAAAAGATAGAAAACCAGGACCAGAGATAGTACTAAAATGGATTTAAAACCTACAACAATAATACTTCTTATAGACTTTGAAGGACATCCTGAATTGGGAAGTGAATTTACAAACAATCAAAGATTTTCTTCACTTGCATGGTTATTAAATCCTGTGAGAGAAAAACCTCTTGTTATTATTTCTAATCATAATATTGAGCGACATAAAAAAACTGAAGAAGTTGCAAAAATGACTAGAGTGGAGAACAGACATATATGGATAAGTATTGACTCTGATAACAGCTCTATAGAGAGTATTAAACAAGAAGTAGAAAAACATGGTTATATTATAAACAATATTATAATTGGTGGCACTAATACATCTGGTTGTGTGTTTAGAAGTAAACCTTACTCTGCTATGAGTTGGGCAAAAAGAGGTTATGATGTACAAGTATTATCATCAATGTGTGCCGACTATCAGATAACTGGTGTTAATGCTACTGAACAAACACAAAACGCATTATCAGTTGTATGGAGAGATGTTGCACAAGCAAAATTATTTGATAAAATAAGTTACATAAGGGATTACGAATGTCAGATAATATAAACAAAGTACAAATTAGTTGTCCTAATTGTGATGTAAGTTATTGGGTCAAGTGGGAAGATGAAGACAATGAACCTACCACATGTCCATTTTGTGGTGCTGATACAACAATAGATGATGATGACGCAATCTTTGAGCATGACGAAGAAGAAGACGATTGGAATTGATTATAGTTTAAGTAGTCCTGCTATATGTGTATGTAGAGGTGATTTTAAACTAGATAATTGTAAGATATACTATCTTACAAACGTAAAAAAATATGAAGGTAATTTTTATAATGGTAAAATAAATGGCAGACTACATCTACCCTATACCACCGAGACACAGCGACACGACCAGATATCCGATTGGGCGCTTTCTATTATTGATACTGCTATTGGTAATATTTTTATAGAAGGATACTCATTTGGATCAAAAGGACTTGTATTCAACCTAGCAGAGAATATGGGTACTCTCAAACATAAACTCTATAAACTCAATAAACGATTTCAATCTATAGTACCAGGTCAGATAAAGAAGAATGCTACTGGCAAAGGTAATGCAGATAAGCTAAAGATGTATGAGCAGTTTACAAAAGATACTGGTGTTGATTTAGTCAAAGAGTTTGAGCAAACCAAACTCAATAATCCAGTAACCGACATAGTAGATTCATATTATATCGCAAAATATGGGTACGAATCATAGATGTTCTCGTTTTGTTCTCATAATTATTCCTAAAAACCTAGTAAAATCAACGATTTTAACGCTTGACTATTCCGTAATTTTATGTTAGATTATGTGTATATGACAAAAGAAATCTACAAAACATTTAACATAGTATATAAAAGAGAGTATTTTTCAGATGAAGATACTGAATGGTTTTGGATTGGTTATTCTATGTACAAAAATGTACCTATTGAGAAAATCAAATACTACAGAAAACAAT